GATTCTGACTTTTTGCGTATGGACGAAGAACAGGCGCGAGCGCTTGAAACGAAAATTGAAAGGGAATTTGCTTTGTGGGCTGATTCTACCGCTTGCGATTTGGAACGTCTGGACAATTTTTGCGAACTTCAGCAGTTGGCTTTTTTAAATTGGCTTATGAGCGGCGACGTACTGGTTATGCTGCCGACTACTAAACGGGCTAATATGCCTTATGATTTACGTGTGCGATTGATTGAAGCTGATAGATTAAGCAACCCTTGGGACTGTATAAGCCCAAATATTGTTGGCGGCGTGGAGGTAAATGACAGCGGCGAGGTTGTCGCTTACCATATTAGCACACATCACCCACTATCGTTGAGGCCGTCAGAGGTAAAGTGGCAACGTGTAGAAGCTTATGGGCGGCAAACCGGGCGGCGGAACGTGTTACATATTATGAACCGTGAGAGCATAGGGCAAAGGCGCGGCGTGCCTTTGCTGGCCCCTGTTATTGAAGCGCTTAAACAGCTTGGCCGATACACCAACGCTGAACTTGTGGCTGCTGTTGTATCAGGCTATTTTACAATTTTTATTGAAAAAGACAAGGTTTCGGAGGATATGGCAATGGGGCAGGCTGTGCCAGAGGAAGAACAGGTTGACCGCGACGATGAAAACAGTCTGGAACTTATGCAGGGTGGAATTTTGGATTTGCAGGAGGGCGAACACGCCAACCCAACCAATCCAGGACGGCCAAACCCGGTATTTGAAAATTTTGTGTCGGCAATTTGTCGGCAAATAGGCGCGGCCTTAGAAATTCCTTATGAAGTTTTGATGAAAACATTTAATTCGTCCTATTCGGCCAGCCGCGCTTCACTGCTGGAATTTTGGAAAGCGGTTAAAATGTATCGTGCTTGGCTGGTAACTGATTTTTGCCAGCCGATTTTTGAAGAATGGTTGGCTGAAGCTGTTGCCAAAGGGCGTATTGCTGCGCCGGGGTTTTTCACTGACCCACTTGTCAGAAAAGCCTATTGTAAGGCAGAATGGAGTGGGCCGGCACAAGGTTTGTTAAACCCTGTGCAAGAGGTTTCGGCTGCGGCGGCAAGGGTGGAAAATGGTTTTTCAACGCGAGAGCGCGAAGCCGTCGAAATGAACGGTAGCGACTTTTGGCAAAATGCCAGACAGAGGAAACAGGAAAACAAAGTTATGGAAGAGGTGAACGGCGTTGAGCGGACAAACAATGCAGAATGAATTAGACAAACATTTTTGGTGTTTTAAGCCGGGGGCAGATAATCAGCCCCCGGAACTTATTTTATATGGTGATATTTCCAAAAAAGGTTGGTGGGGTGACGAAATTACCCCTAAAAAATTTAGCGACGAACTAATGGCTTTGGGCGACGTTGAAGAAATTGTGGTGCGAATCAACAGTAGCGGCGGTGATGTTTTTGCGGCCTTTGCTATATATACACGCCTTAAAGACCACAAAGCGCGCATTGTCGTAAAGATTGACGGTTGGGCTGCTTCTGCGGCGACGATTATTGCAATGGCCGGTGATGTGATAATGATTCCGGCTGTTGGCGCATTTATGATACACGACCCGGCTGTCGGTGCATTTGGCTACTATCAGGAAAAGGATTTAAGCAAGCTGGCGGCTGAATTGCAGGTTATAAAAAACTGTATCGTCAATGCTTATGCGCTGAAAACTGGTAAAACCCAAGAGGATATTGCCGAGATTATGAGCGCTGAAACGTGGTACGACGGGCAGACAGCAGTCGAAAACGGATTTTGTGATGAATTGATGTTTGAGGAAGTAAAAACAGAAATTGAAAATAACGGGAAAATTATCGTCAATTCTGTTGCTATGAATGTTCCCGGTCTGGGGAATATTTTACCTTTGTTGTTAAGTGGCGGCCAGTGTTTCGTGAATGGTAGCTGCTTGTCAAATATACCAAAAGTAAATAATCAAAAGGAGGGCAAACAAATGGAAATTAAAACAGTGGAAGAACTTAAAGCGGCCTATCCTGCTTTGGTTGGGCAGATTGTCGCCGAAGCGACGGCAGCGGAGCGCAAGCGCATAAAGGATATTGAGGACACGGCTTTAGCCGGGTTTGAAGATATTGTGCACAGCGCCAAATTTGAAAAGCCGCTTACTGCTGCCGACGTATCAATGCAGATTGTTGCGCAAATGAAAGCGCAGGGGCAGAATTATCTTGACGGTTGTAATGCTGACGTACAAAACAGTGGTATGCTGGATATTGGCAATGAAATCTTAGACGCTTCCGGCGGTGCCGGCAGCGGCAAACCGAACCCTTACGAGGCGGCTATTGATAAACTGTTCCCGGAAGTTAGATAGGAGGAATTACAATGTATGGAGTAAAAGAAGCAAATTATATTCCTGATAATTTTTATCTTGGCGGTTTTCCGGCCTTGACTGAAGCAGGAATAATTAAAGAGGGCGCAACTGTCCGAAAACACGCGCCTGTTGCGCTGGACGCTGACGGCTTGGCCGAAGCGACGGCGGAAACGCTTAATCGGCTTGTCGGTATTACTGCTGATGAACCGGACGATAACGGTAATGTTGTATATTATCAGACTGGTACGTTCAGGGGCGAAGCTGTTGCTTTGCCGGAGGGCGTAGCGCTTGATGCATTGAAAACGGCTTGCAGGCCACTTTCGATTTTTTTGAAATAGGAGGAATGACAAGTTATGAGTGTTAGTATTTTTGAACCGCGGACAATGGGCAAATTGATTGTGCGTATGCCCCCGACCCGTACTTTTTTTCGCTCAACTTTTTTTCGCAAGGTAAACACGTTTGTAACAAAGTCTATTGATGTGGACTTTATCAAAGGCGACCGCAAAATTGCTCCGTTTGTGCATAGGAAAATTGGCAGCAAGATTGTACCTAACACTGGTTATCAGACAAAAAGCTATACGCCGCCGCTGATTGCACCAACTAAACTTACAACCGTTGAAGATGTTTCCGAGCGTTCAGCTGGCGAAGCGCTTTATAGTGCAAAAACGGCAGAGGAGCGTGCAGTCGAAAAACTGGCGCGTGATTTTAGAGAACTGGAAGATATGATTGTGCGACGTGAAGAGTGGATGTGCGCACAGGCGATTTATACAGGCACAATTCCTGTTATCGGCGAGGGGTTAAACGAAATTATTGATTTTAACTTTACAAACTATGAAGAAAAAAAGTCAGCCGCCGAAAAGTGGAAAGCCAATAAAATCGGTTTTATCAGAGCGGCAAAAAAGCAGGTGCAAAAAACCGGCTTTGTAAATTGTGATATTTGCATTTTGGCAGATGATGTTGCTGAGGACTTTTTGAATGACGAGAAAGTTCAGAAAATGCTTGATGTCAAGGCCTTTGATTTGGCCGTTATTAAGCCACAGGAATTGCCTAACGGTGCAACTTATATCGGTTCTTTGCGTGGTGAGGGAATTGACCTTTACACCTATAACGAGTGGTATCTTGATGACTTTACCGACCCGGCCAAGCCTGCACCGAAGCCGCTTGTGCCTAAAGGTACGCTTGCGTTACTTTCCACGCAAGCAAACTTTTCAATGAATTATGCCGGAGTAACATTCCTTGACGGCAAAACGGAAAAGTTTGTTACGGTTGAGGGTGCGCGTGTTCCGGTCAGTTGGATTGAACGCGGTCCCGACCGACGGTTTTTGCAGCTTAACAGCAATCCGCTGCCGATTCCCCACGAGGTTGACAGCTGGTTCGTGGCACAGGTGCTTTAATATGGCGAACTTTAAGGCACAGTTTGAACGTGATTTGAAAGCTGTTTTTCACAACGGGAAAGAGTTTGCCGAAGTAAAAGAAATCGGCTATAACGGCAATTATTATAAAATCCCGGTGGTTATTGATTCGGAGGGGGCAAAAGACCGGCAAAAACCGTCCACAGATAATGCGAACGGCATTTTTGCGGTTGATATGGTAATGTATGCTGCATATAGCGATTTGGGTGTAATACCCAAGCAGGGACAGCCTATTGAGATTGACGGTGATATTTTTCGCATTGTTAGCGTGCAAAACGAAATGGGCGAATTAATATTGAGCCTGCGGAGGTTGACAGCGTGATAGAAATATCTAATGAACAGATAGAGAGTGTAAACGCGGTTATGCACGGTGTTCAAGGGGGCGCTGAAAAAGTATTTTATAATGCTATAAATAGGGCTTTAGGCACAGTGCGTACAACGGCAGGTGAACAGATTAGGGAAGTATATGCAATATCGCAAAGGGATTTGCGTGCTGAAAGCAATATAAGATTGAAAAAGGCAAATAGAAATGATTTAGTTGGTGAAATTTCTTTTGCTGGTTGTAAGATTCCTTTATACCGTTTTAATGTATCCCCTAAACAACCTACACGAGGGTTAAAAGTGAAAGCTGCTGTTTTAAAAACCCGTAGTCAAGTGGAATTTGAGCAGGCCTTTATAGCGCGTATGCAAAGTGGGCATATTGGTATGTTTGAGCGCAAAGCCTCTAAACGATTACCTATTAAGGAATTTTTGGGTCCGTCGGTGGCCGATATGGCCGGAAACAGTGTTGTTTTAGAACAAGTGGAAAATGCGGCACAGGAAACAATAAATAAGCGTATCGACCACGAAATGACGCGTATTTTGAATGGTTATGGAGGTTAAAGCCTATGACCCCAAAAATTTTGCTTGATGAATTGCAAGCCTTTATTAAAGAAAAAACCAAAGATATGCTTTTGCCGACTATTGTGAATAAGAGCAGTGGTGAGGATAGAGAGCGCTCGACGGAAATACACAAGGGACAGTTGCCGGATAAGGACGCGGAAGTGTCGCGCGTTCCCTATGTGCTTTTGCAATTTATTAAAAGCACCGACGACCAAAAGCCCGGCGAAAACCAGGAATGTGAGTGTATGGTGCGTATTGTTGCAGCCACATATTCGCTGGACGGTGCAGAGGGTTCGGCGAGCCTTGAAAATCTTTTGACGCGTATTAAGCTTGAACTGATTAAAGCCGGGGTAATTGGCGGCCAGTTTTTACTTAGGCCGCCGCTGGAAACTTTTGTTTATCCCGATTGTGAGCCGCCTATTTTTCTTGGTGAGATGATGACAAGATTTAAATTGCCGGCAATGGAAAGTGAGGTTATGAGAATATGGCATTAAAAAAGAGCGCCCAGAACGCGCAGGAGGGCGCAGGACGAACCGAAAACGGTTTGGTGGTAGATAATACCCAAAAGGAGAAAAAGCCCGTCAGAGCCGTTCAGAACGGTGCTGACAATGAATTATACAGCGACTACCAGCAATATGTTTATATTGGGCCGTCGTTGCCAAATGGGGCATTAAAAGAAAATACTGTATTGGAGGGTTCATTCTCTGAAGTGCTGAATTTCTTGAGTAAGCAGACTGATGATTACCCACAAATTAAGCAGCTTATTGTGCCTGTAAACAGGCTGGCGGAATATGCTACCAAAGTAAAGCGTGGTGGAAACATTATAAGTAGGTATTACAAAGATATTGTTTCGGCTATGCAAGGTAACAGGGAGGGTTAA